AGGGGCAGGCGTTGGACGGCTCCCCGCTGACCAACACCCCCTTCAAACTGCTGCCCTGGCAGGTGTTCATCATCTACAACCTGCTGGGGTTTTACTACAAGGGCCGGCGGGAGCGCCGCTACAAAGAGGCGTTTATCTTCATCCCCCGAAAGAACGGCAAGACGCTTTTCGCGGCGGCGCTGGCCTTCGGCATCGGCCTGCTGGAGAGGCGCAGCGGCGCGAAAATCTACATAGTGGCCGCCTCAATGAAGCAGGCCATGGAGAGCTTCGAGGACATCCTCTACACGCTGCGATACCGGGGCATGATCGAGGAATGGCGGGTGCGCAACAACAACGCCGAGCACTCCCTTCACCTGGACTTCATCGACGACGACGGCCTGCCCTGCGGCTTCATCCACATTGAAGCGCTGGCCAGCAACCCCGACGCCCAGGACTCATTCAACGCGCCCTTCACCATCGCCGACGAGATTCAGGCCATGAAGCGGGCGGCACAATACAACCGCTTCAAGGAAGCGGGCAAAGCCTACACCAATAAGCTGATGATCGGCATCACCACCGCCGGCGACAACGTCAACAGCTTTTGCTACCGGCGCATGGAGTACGGGGTCAAGGTGGTCACGGGCCAGGTGAAGGACGACAGCCTGTTTGTATTCATCTCCCGGGCCGACCAAGACGATAAGGGGAACGTGGATTACACCGACCCCATCCAGCACCAGAAGGCCAACCCGTCCTACGGCGTGACGATCCGCCCCGCCGACATGACGCAGGCGGCCATCGAGGCGCAAAACGACCCCCAGCAGCGCAAGGATTTCCTGAGCCGGTCCCTCAACATCTACACCACGGCGCTCAACGCATGGTTCGACCTGTCCGAGTTCAAGCGGTCGGACGCGAAATACGTCTGGACGCTGGAGCAGCTGGCCCGGCTGCCGGTGAAGTGGTACGGCGGCGCGGACCTTTCCCGGATGCACGATCTGACCGCCGCCGCCCTGTGGGGCCGGTACAAAGAGACGGAGATCTGCATCACCCACGGCTTCTTTCCGAGGCCCGAGGCGGCGCGGAAGGCCGAGGAGGACGACATCCCTCTGTTTGGCTGGCAGGACGACGGCTGGCTGACCATCTGCAACAGCCCCACCGTCAACTATGCCGACGTGGTGCAATGGTTCATCGAAATGCGGGCGAAGGGCTTCAAAATCGCGGCGGTGGGCCACGACATGAAGTTCGCCGGAGAGGAATACGTGCCCCTGATGAAGCGGGCGGGCTTCCACGTGGTAAACCAGCCGCAGTTGTACATCCTGAAGAGCCGGGGCTTCCGGCACATCGAGAAGACGGCCAAAGACGGAAACCTGTACTACCTGCACAGCGAGGCCTACGAATACTGCGTGGCCAACGTCCACGCGGTGGAGAAGACCGACGACCTGATACAGTACGGCAAGGACCCGGCGGAGCCGAAGCACCGCATTGACCTGTTCGACGCCTCCGTGTTCGCGGCCATCCGCTGCATGGAGGAGACGGCAAAGGCCGGGAAGGCCTGGGAGTGGTAAAGCATGGAATGGTTTAAGAAATGGCGGCGCGGGCGCGCCCAGCAGCGGGATCAGACCGGGGGCAGCTTCGCCATGTGGCTGGCCAACGACGGCGAACCCTGTCCGGCGGGCTACACCCGCCTGAGCGACCTGCCGGAGATTCAGACCGCATGCCTGCGGATCGCGGAGCTGATCGGCTCCATGACCATCTACCTGATGGAGAACACCAAAGAGGGCGACCGGCGAATCGTAAACGAGCTGTCCCGGACCATCGACATCACGCCCTGCGGCACCATGACCCGCATGCAGTGGATGACCGGCATTGTGATGACCCTGCTGCTGTACGGCAAGGGCAACAGCGTGGTCGTTCCCCACACCTGGAAGGGACTGCTGCAAAGCCTGGAGCCCATATCGGCGGATCGTGTGACCTTCATGCCGGTGGGGAACTCCCGGCGGGATTACCGCATCCTGATCGACAATCAGCCGAGGAACCCGGCGGACGTGCTGCACTTTGCCTACAACCCGGACCCCACCTACCCGTGGAAGGGCCGGGGGGTGACGGTGACGCTGAAGGAGATCGCGGCCAACCTGAAGCAGGCGGAGAAGACCAAGACGGCCTTCCTGTCCAGCGAGTGGAAACCGTCGATCATCGTCAAGGTGGACTCCACCGACGAGCTGTTTGCCGACCCGGAGAAGCGGGCGAAATTCCTGGAGAGCTACATCCGGCCCCCGTATCAGGGCGCGCCCTGGCTGATTCCCGCCGAGCAGATTCAGGTGGAGCAGGTCAAGCCCCTGACCCTGGCGGATCTGGCCATCAAGGATACGGTGGAAATGGACAAGCGGGCCGTGGCCTCCGTGATCGGGGTGCCGCCCTACCTGCTGGGGGTGGGGGACTTCAACCGGGAGGAGTGGAACAGCTTCATCCAGACCCGGATCAAGACCATCGCCCTGATCATCCAGCAGGAATTGACGCGGGCCCTGATCGTCAGCGACAAGTGGTATTTGACGCTGAACTACTGGAGCCTGATCGACTACGACCTGAAGCAGGTGTCCGACGTGCTGCTGGCGGGCGCGGATCGCGGCTACGTCAACGGCGACGAATGGCGCGACCGGATGCACATGGAGCCGGCGGGCCTGACCGAATACGTGCGGCTGGAAAACTACATTCCCACCGACATGGCGGGAGCCCAGAAAAAGCTGGTGCAGGACGAATGAAATTGACGTTGAGCTGTCCCCGGGCCAGCTACGACGGGGAAATGCGCATCACCTGCGGCGCCGGGGGCCTTTGCGGCCATCAACGGTATTTGCGCTGCAAGGGCTGGTGCGTGTTGACGGAACAGGCGGGCCGGTGCCCGCTGCGAAAGGATGATGGACATGGAGAGGGCCATGAGGCAGCTGCGAACGGTTTCGACACAGTTCGCGACCCGTGAAGACGGCGAGGCACCCCACATCCAGGGCTATTTCGCCGTATTCAATTCAAACTATGAAATCGCGCCGGGTATGAGCGAGAGCATCGCGCCGGGCGCTTTTTCCCGGACCCTGTCGGGGGACGTCCGGGCGCTGATCAACCACGACACCACCCTGGTGCTGGGACGGACCAAGGCGCATACGCTGCGGCTGTCCGAGGACGAGCACGGCCTGTTTGGCGACATCACGATCAATCCGAACGATCAGGATGCCGTCAACCTGTACGAGCGCGTCAAGCGGGGCGACGTGGATCAGTGCTCGTTCGGGTTTGAGATCGTCCGCGAAGACACCGAGGTCGGCGAGGACGGTTCCATACACTGGACGATCCAGGAGGTCAACCTGTTCGAAGTGTCCGCGTGTACCTTCCCGGCCTATGAGGCCACCAACATTTCCGCACGGGAGAAGGAGCGCGACCAGCTGATGGCGCGCAGCCTGGCCGCGTGGAAGGAACAGACGAAAGCGAGGTTAAAGCATGGCACTGAAGGCACTGCTGCTGAAAAAGCAGATTGACAACAAGCGCAAGAGCCTGAAGGCGCTGCTGGATCAGCGGGAAGCCCACAAGGCGAGGGAAACCGAGCTGGCCACGGCCATCGAAGAGGTGGAAACCGAGGAGCAGCGCGCCGAGGTGGAGGGCCTGGTCAGCGCGTTCGAGACCGAGCAGGCCGCGAACGCGCAAGCCATCGCCGACCTGGAGGGCGAGATCAAAGGGCTGGAGCGCGACCTGGAGGCCGAGGAGGTCGCCCAGAGCACCGAGCCGCCGGCGGCCAACCCCAACACCGACCCGCAGACGCCTGCGGAAAACAACGAACGGAGGCATGAAGACATGAATACCCGTGTACAGATCCCGGGAATGACCCTGCGCGACCGGCTGGCCGCCATCGTCGTGCGCGAAGAGGTGACCAACTACCTGACCGAAATCCGCAGCGCCATCAAGGAGAAGCGGGCCATCACGAACGTGGGCCTGACCATCCCCGAGGTGATGCTGGGCCTGCTGCGGGAAAACGTGATCAACTATTCCAAGCTGTACCGCCACGTGACCGTGCGCCCCGTGTCCGGCACGTCCCGGCAGCTGATCATGGGCGCGATTCCCGAGGCCATCTGGACCGACTGCTGCGCCAACCTGAACGAGCTGTCCCTGGCCTTCAACGACCTGGAGATGGACTGCTACAAGGTGGGTGGCTTCTTCACCATCTGCAACGCCAACCTGGAGGACAGCGACATCGACCTGGCCGCCGAGATCATGACGGCGCTGGGGCAGGCCATCGGCATCGCGCTGGACAAGGCGATTCTGTACGGCCGCAACGCCGCCGGCACCATGAAGATGCCCCAGGGAATCGTCTCCCGCCTGGCGGAGGAGAGCCAGCCCGCAGGTTACCTGCCGACGGCGCGCCCGTGGGTTGACCTGCACACCAGCAACATCATCACCATTCAGGCGGGCACCACCGGCGCGGCCCTGATCGCGGCCATCGTCACCGCCAGCGGCGCGGCGAAGGGCAAGTACAGCCGGGGCGAGAAGGTTTGGCTGATGAACGAGACCACCTATACCGCCCTGATGGCCGCCACCGTGGCCACTGACGCCAACGGCCGGATCGTGACCGGCGTGGCGGACCGTATGCCGGTGGTGGGCGGCATCATCGAGGTGCTTTCCTTCCTGCCGGACAACGTGATCGTCGGCGGCTACTTCGACCTGTACGTGCTGGCCGAGCGCGCCGGGGCGAAGTTCGCCTCCAGCGAACACGTGCGCTTCCTGCAGGATCAGACCGTGATGAAGGGCACCGCCCGCTATGACGGCGCGCCGGCCATCGCCGAGGCTTTCGTGGTCATCGGCATCAACGGCACCACGCCCACCGCCGCGATGAACTTCCCCACCGACACGGCCAACGACCCTGAAACCATTTGGCTGCCGGCCACCGCCACCGTGCAGGCGGGTGCGACCCTGGCGCTGAAGCCGGTGATCACCCCGAAGGGCGTGGCGACCACGCTGACCTGGGCCTCCGGAACGACCGCCAAGGCGACGGTTGACACCGCCGGCGTCGTGACCGGCGTGGCCGCTGGCACCAGCGTGATCACCGTGACCACGGACAACGGCCTGACGGCGCAGTGCACCGTGACCGTGACCAGCGCCTGATAGCCGAGGGGAACGGGAGACCTCATCCGTCAGCGGCATAGCCGCTGACACCTTCCCCACCGGGGGAAGGCTTTTGGGAGACGATGAAGTAAAGGCGGTGGGTTGATGGAAATTATGCTGACGATGCTCAAGACCGACCTGGGCATTATCGCCTCGACGGCCTACGACGCGCGGCTGACCCAGCTGCTCACCGCCGCCGAGGCGGCAATCCGCAAGGAGGGGGCGTCCACCCTGGACGCCTCCGACCCGCTGGATCAGCAGCTGATCGTGATGTATGCCGCCTGGCTGTGGCGCCGGCGGGATGAAATGACCGGTATGCCGAGGATGCTGCGGCTGGCGCTGAACAACCGGGTATTCGGCGAGAAGGCGGTGCAGAGCGATGGTTGACACCGAGATCACGCTGATCCGCCCCGCGAGCCGGGAACAGGACGAAAACGGCGTATGGCGCGACACCAGGGAAGAGGCGCGCACGATACTGGCCCGGATGGACGACGTTTCCCGGGGCGAGTTCTTTGCCGCCGGACAGTACGGCATGAGGCCGGAGTTCCGCTTCCTGGTGAACCCGGTGGAGTACCAGAACGAGCAGGTTTGCGCGTGGAACGGCCGGCGGTATGCCATTTACCGGACGTATCACGTGCCGGGCACCGACGACCTTGAATTGTACGTCCAGCGAGAGGCGGGTGTGACCGGTGGCGCGTAAAACGGCCATTGACAAGCTCAATGAGGCCATTGCCGGGATGCTCACCGAGTACGGCGAGGACGTGGCCAAAAACGTCGACGAGATCGCCGAGAAGATCGGCAAGGAAGGCGTGAAGGCGCTGCGGCGCAAGAGCCGCGAGACATTCCCGGTCCGCAAGGGCAGGAAAACCACCGGCAACTATGCCAAGGGATGGAAGATGCAGGTGGAGAAGGAACGGCTGAAGACGACCGTCATCATCTACAACGACCACCCGGCGCTGCCCCACCTGCTGGAAAACGGTCACGCCACGAAGAATCAGACCGGCAAGACCTACCGACGCACTCCCGGCCACCCGCATATCGCGCCGGTGGAAAAGGAGCTGGTGGAGACCTTCAAGCGGGAGGTGCTTGACAAGCTATGACCCGGGCACAGATCGCGGCCATGATCGCGGGCATCGGACTGCCGAACGCCGTCGGCCACTTTGAGGACGACGACGGCGAGCGGCCCCAGGGGCCGCCCTATATCTATTTCAGTTACGAGGCCCGCTCGGACTTCCACGCGGACGGCATCAACTACGCCAAGATCGCGGTGTTGACCATTGAGCTGGCCACCGCCGCGCCGGACTTCACCGCCCAGGGCGCGATTGAAGACGCGCTGACGGCGGCGGAGCTGACCTTTGAGAAACCGGACCAGGAATACCTGGACACCGAGCGGATTTACCTGACGACCTACAACACGGAGGTGCTACTGACCGATGCCTAACAAGGTACGTTACGGACTGAAAAACGTCCACTACGCGCCGGTGACCTTCGCCAGCGACGGCAC